GTAAGTGTAAGATCTGGGGAAGACAATAACTCCTAAACCTTATCACCTACTGACATCGTTAGTTTTAGTTGTAATACATGTTGGCGAACTGAGAAACAATGTCATCCATTTCCACTATAGGACCATAGGCCACAACAGGAGTATCCAGCGCTGTGAGAGGAACAACATCAACACAACGCATAGCTTCAACTCCAAACTTGAGCAACAAACTGTGAGCGACTCTCTCTGTCTCAGGTGTTGGGTGACATCCATTGTTAATGACATCGGCAAAACGATCATAATTGTCCCAATCGCAAAAACGACCATCCTGTCCCGGCGCCGCCCCAAAGATGCAGAAGCATATCAGCCTGAACATTATAATCCTGTCTCTACCCTGCGGATTCCAGTGGACGTATGTTCTAAAAAGTGAAATGATGGCGTCCGTGTATGAGTCTACCCCCCAATGGCCATCTCCTCTTATTCTTTTCTGCATTTCAACCATGCTCAGTATAATCGCCTCTGAGACATCCAGGCAAGTTACCCCAAAGCAGTGCTCATTCAGTGTTATTAACGATTCCTTATAGCCCATATCCTGAATCTCTTTATTAGTGATTTTGTGATTTGCGATTCTTGCCCTCATCACTGGGTTAGCGTTGTGATCCCCCAATCGTGTGTGTATGACACTGATGTGTTGTACTCCGTGCGACTTCAAAAAACATCCGCAACATCTTTCCGTCCCCGCCAAGAAGTAAAAGACCATATCGCATGCTAAACCGTCCAACACGACACTTTTATGTATTAGTAGCGGGAAAAGAGCATTGTGAACATTATCAGTCGGCGTTTGCGCCATGTACATACAAAGAGACATATTCCCTCTAGGAGTTGGGACGTTAGTTAGAAACATGTTAAGTACAGCTTCCACTCCTCCATTACTGACAGCATAGCGTTGAAAGGCGATACGCTCACCCACACAAGATCCATGCGCGCGAAGCATCTTTGCATCCGATTCTGCAATGCGGAAAAGCCTGTCTGTCTCATCCCCCCTCTCTAGAATAGCGCGCTGGTGGCTCGAGATGAAAATAACATGAGAAATACACCCATGCTCTCCCGTCCTTGGACAGTTCGGGATCTCCTGATGAACTCGTCGCCTGATTCTTTGCAGAATGTCATCACTTCTTCTCCCCAGTGGCGATGCAAACGAATCCACCATATCTCCATCGTAAACCACAGCCGCTATGCGTCTAAAGCGTGTTACCTCGAAGATCGTGCTTAAATTACCCTGCCACATTGGTATGCAGAAAAGATGCGCCGCCCCCTTCTCCTCATCCACCACGACTCTAGCTGGCCTTTTCTTGTAGCGAAGATCATTGAAGCGGTCTTGTACGCCGTATTCTACAAACCTGCGCGAAAGTTCCTCAACTAGGCTAGCTCTTGATTTATCAGTTGATATCACTCCCTCCTCTCTAACCATGCGCTGTAATGTTATCCAAACATTTTCTCTATCAGCAAGCCACCTAGCGTAAGTCTCATTTAAAGCATCTATTTCATGCCGCTGACCATCTTCATTCAGTCGGTCAACAACATAAGTAAAATGCTGCAAGCAACATTGCCCCTTGATTAAGCACGGATATCTTCTATGAGAGCAGTTAACATATGGCGAAAGCACACCTACATATTCTAGCGTGTTAATTTGTTCAGCGGTGAAAGCGTGTCTATGAGTTAATTGCTCCATCGTGTTGGTGTTCGGCCCACACACTCAGATCTTTTAAC